AAACGTGTCCAAAATTCCATTCCTCAAAACAACCGATGTAGCGCAAAACGAGCCAATGGAGAACAATGTACCCGTCGTCGCAAAACCGATTGCGAATTCTGCGGAACACATTACAAAGGAACTCCACATGGACTCGTCTTGTCGGGTGAAACCGAAGAGGACGCCCACGCTACTACTCAAAAAGTCGAAGTAGTAGCAACCGAAATCAAAGGAATCGTATATTACGTAGACAAATACAACAACGTTTACAAAACCGAAGACATTCTACAAGGAATCGACAACCCCTGTATCATTGCGAAATGTGTGCGAACCGGAGATGTGTTTACGATTCCCGAATTCGGATTAGTATGATTTATTGCGGTTTAGTAGTGATTTTCCGGACAATCTTTTCCTTTACAATTTCTTCTCGGTGGTCTAAAATATATGTGTTTATTTCTGTCGCCTTTGTGGTGTCGCCGTTATAATATGTCGAGAGTATAGACATAAGCGTCGTTTTTGTAATCGGTTTCTTCGTTTTTCGTTTGTCATACACGATTTGGCCATCGTTGATATCGAAAGCGTCGATTCCGTTTACGCGCATTACTTCCATTAATTCTGTGGAAACCTTTTTTTTTTCTAAACGACGCTTGGTAAGTTCTTTTTGTAATACACGAATATCATTGTCGATTTTCACCCATTCTTTTATTTTCTCAATCAATTGTTCTTTGGTTTTTAACATCGAAGAAGTTGTCGTTTCGACGTGTGGTGTAGGAGGCACGTATTGAGGAATTGATCTTTTTGTTTGTATTGACTGTGACATGTTATATATTTAGATTATATACTTTTTATCTCATTTATTGCCTCGAATTATTTATCTGTACACAATAGCAATACCGAATGTATTCGACAGTGTTTTTTTGTGTAAAAATATATATCTATATTAGTATATTTGCGTTTTTAGTACATATGATATTTACAAATCACCGAAAAAGAACGATTGCTCAAAACCCTACTAAATCACATTCCATTGCTCCTCCTCCTCCGATTTCGGCGTATCATTCACGCCCACCGGTATATATGCGCAATTCTGCCCCTGTTGCTCCTTCTCCACTACCAGAACCGGTTCCCCCCGCAAAAAAACCGATGAAATGGGGTGAACCAACATGGTTCTTTTTCCATACACTCGCCGAAAAAATCAAACCGGAATATTTTAATGAATCGAAAGAGGAAGTATTTGAAATCATCAAACTCGTATGCAGCACTCTCCCTTGCCCAAATTGCGCACAACACGCCAAAGAGTATATGCAAAAAATACATTTTCAGAATATACGTTCCAAAGAAGACCTACAAATTATGTTATGGACCTTTCATAACGAGGTGAATAAACGTAAAGGATTCGCGATTTTCCCTATAGAACAACTCAGCGAAAAGTATTCCACCGCCGTTACTCGCAAAATAATCCAGTATTTTCTATACCATCACGAAGACAAACACGCGAGTTTTCGAATGATTGCGGATGATTATTATCGCTCACAGATTTCGGCCAATTTACGTGTATGGTTCATTAAAAACATACACATTTTCGAAGAATAAAATTATTCTACAGTACATTCAAATACTTCGTTAGTAACCTGTTTACACGTATCTTGGTTTGTAATATAACTAAAATATTGAAGTTCTGGGATGTTTTTCCCCCACACATCTACTGCCTCAGCAAATCCGACACCAATACCTCCACCAATCACCAACGCTAAAATCGCCTTGGGTAAACTAACACATTGATTCGAGACTTCCCAGAAAATAGTCGCCAAAATTAAAATGGAGAAAAAGATAATGGTGGGGATACTCGACATTTCCTTTTTGTGTTTTCCGACCAAATACACTAAATACGCAAATGTGAATGAGATGATGTTGATGTTTAATGGAATCATGGACGCACGTTCACCGTTTCCAATAGTGAGGGCATTACACATTGCCATTTTATCTTCGGGTGGATCGTCGCGATTAAACCCATCATAAAAATACCCAATGATCCCGCCAAATATGAATGTAATTATACAATTTAGTAATAGCAGTCCTAAAAAGATGATTCCTCGAATATCCGTGCTCAACATTGATGATAACACGAAAAATGAGACTATCACGAATGGTGCTAATCGAAATCCGACATATAACAACGGTAATAGATTCATAGCGGGAGGTTTATATAATTATTATATATTATATATTATTTTGTCGAAACTACATTTTCCACAAAATAAACTCTGATTTATCGAGAGTATTGCGAAGTATTCCGCTTGCGTAGTGGAATGCGGAGTCGAAGGAATACAAGGAAACTCCGGAGAACGACGTAACGCAAGTGCCTTTGGGAGTTCGTAGGAGTTTGGTCTATTCGTCTGGTAAAAACACATGCTCAAATGTTTCCGATATATGTGATACTGGGAAAAACCGAATCTTCTTCTCTACCGTGATTTTCTCGTATTTTTTCATATACTTTTCGAAATCCGGAATGTTTGCTTTCGGAAACAAAAACGTTGTGATTCCGGCTTTGATTCCACCGTGGATTTTGTCTTCTAATCCGCCAATCTCCGTAACAAACCCTTGAAGATTGATTTCGCCGGTGATGGCTACATCGTTTCGTATCTGTTTACTGGTAAACAAACTAAATATTGCGAGAGTAATTGCTGTTCCAGCGGATGGACCGTCTTTGGGTACTGCGCCTTCGGGACAGTGAATGTGTAATCCTTGGCATTTCGTCTCTTCAAATGTTTTCACGAGACTCTTTTGGGTATTGGGGTCCAACATATTCCACGCCAAACTTTTCGCGACATTCATACTCTCTTTCATCACATCCCCTTGTAATCCGGTTAAACGCAATTCCAAAAACGACGCCGATGGATAGTACATTGTTTGTATCGGAATAATACCGCCTTTTCCATATACACTCGCCCATAATCCATTCAATATACCAATTTCGGGAGTCTTGTGGATGAGCGTATCGCGCACCTTGGTATATTTCTGTAAATATCGCGTATTCATATGTTCTTTGGTTAATACAAACGGGATTTGTATTTCTTCGGTGTTTTGTAATAACTCAATGTTGATTTCGCCAAACAAATCGAAAATCACCTCTTTCAATTTACGCACGCCAGATTCGAGAGTATATGTTTCAATAATATATTCCACCATCTCGTCGGTTAATACGATAGTATCATCCGCAAATCCCATCTTGCGATTGATTTCGGGTAAAATGTATTTGCGCACAATCACAATCTTCTCGTCGAACGACAAGTTCTCAAACCGGATTCGGTGAATACGGTCCAACAATATTTTATCGATTTGGCTCGGGTCATTGTATGAGAAAATAAACAAGGCTTTCGACAAATCCAATTCAATCCCGCTAAAATATTTATCCTGAAACCCATTGTTTTGAGTCGTATCAATCAAATGCATCAGAATTCCGATAATCTCCTTGCCGTGTTCGGTTTTACTTACTTTGTCCAACTCGTCTACATATATAATCGGATTCATACAGTTTGTATCCATCAATATATCCGCGATTCTACCCCATGTCGAATTCACATAGGTATAACTGTGACCCTCTAATGTCGATCCATTACAAGACCCCCCAAGAGCAATAAACGCAAACGGTCTCGACTGACTCCCGTTTTTCAAACAATTCGCCAATCCCTTTTTCGCCAACGACGTTTTGCCAACACCGGGCGACCCCTCGAACCCAAAACAATACCCGGATTGTTCACCGGTCATCCACTGCCCGATGATTTTCAATATCTGGCTTTTCGCATGTGAATGTCCATAAATCGATTCATCTAATATTTGGGTAATATCATCTAAATCCGTTTTGATTTCAGCGATGGCGGTTTGTGTTTTTGTGAATTCCGCAATACTACGTACCAATGGAACCTGTTCGGTGTAAATAATATCGTGTATTTGTAAAATGTGGTCTGCCGCAAAACTTTCTTTTAAGAACGCGCAAATACTCTCGATTTTATCCTCTTTGGTCTTTGGCAAGACCGCCATCTTGCGATGATACATCTTATATACGTTTGTAATATACATCATAATCGAATTGATATGTTTCGTAGATAACTCGCGTAATTTAGACTCCAATTCTCCGGGCAACGCTTGCTCGATATATTGTTTGATACCCCGTATATGTGATATCATTTCTACCGAAGTGTATTTGTCCTTGAGTACGATTTGTTGTCGGAATTTTTCCGATGTTTTCGACAAAGTATTCACAAACCCGGCTTGAATGGACTTTACCTTTTTCAATATGGGCTCTTCGCAATAGACTCCAAATGGAATTTTCAAGAGTCCTTCCAAATATTGTTTGGCTTTTGACCCGGAATCGTCGGATTTGCCCTTTATTTCCTTTAATTTCAACATCGCCTTTTCCTTCACATTCTCGGGCACTTTCATCACGTAAATTTGTTGTTCGAGAGAAACACGGTTCACGTCATATTTATGTATCATTTCTTTCGTGTATTTGATTGTGTTTTTCATGGTATCTTTGAAAAACAATTTGATTTTCCAGGGAAAACTCTCGTAAATCAACATTTGGTCTATCGAATCCGACGCACTTCCACTCGAATCGGTAATTAAATCATATAATAAATACGTAATGTATTGTATATCGTCCTCCTTGTTGTATATCAAGAGCGAAATCAACATATTGCGTTGGGCATAAATGTCCATCTCCAAAAACTTTTTAATGGTAATGTTTAATTTATTGTATTTTATGCTATTGGCGATACTGATAACCCCGATATGTCGCTTGTATATGTCAGCGTTTCCATATATCAATATATCCTTTAATGTGAGAGTATCGATGATGCGTTTCATAATGTCCTTATCGTATGTTTCACTTTCGGGAATACTCTCGAATAAATCCTTTTTGCGATAATCAATATACGGATTACTTAAACAATCCAACACCACGTCGTCGACTACCCCCTGTACAATCAACGTTTTTTGGGTTTTCTCATTATGAATCACAATACGCACACCATATAATTTAACGTACAACGATTTCGTAGAAGTGTCTACATCAAAACATTCATATTGGTTCGATACCTCGATTTGTATCGTGTCTTCCGTGTTTTTGTTTAAGCAATATGGCGACGACGAATTACAGTTTTCTTTTGGCTTTGGTTTGCCCTGTTTCCAATGTATGGTCTTATACCCAATCGGGGAAACGTGTTCTAATAACAACTCCGATTTCGCTCGCCAAATGTCGTTTTCAATATATTTCTCATTGAATTCCGACCCGAAACTAATAAAAAACAAATCCTTCATATTCAACGTCCCGAACCCACAAATCACAATCGATATTTTATCGATGATTTGTTGGAGTTCATTGATTATCGTATTTATTTCATCGAGAGACGCCGTACTTGTTGACGATATCGGCGTGGTTGACGATACAGTATTTGCTACCGGTCTCGCTAATTCTTGAATACTCATTTTGGGAATCTGAACTACTTTATCGAACATCGCCTTTGTTTTATCATACAATTCAACCAACGTAGTGATACAAATGACTACATCACTATTACTAAATATCTCGTATTTCTTGTATTGATTCATCGAAACAATCGTGTTTTTGATAATCTCTTGTATGGTTTTGATTTTGTCTTGTATTAATCGGTTAATCTCGCAAATCGTCTTTTGGTGCGTATCTATATTTATTTTGATCGTATTTTGTACAGTTTCCGTTTTCTTTCTCATCTATGACAAAATCGGTATAATTTACCCATATAAATATATTCGCTCAAAATCACCTACCCGTCCATATTTTTATTATGGGTAAATGCATAAATTCGTGTTTATTTCTAAATGTGATTGACTCCCAAAGACAGTATTTGTGTATATTGCCAAAAAACGCATTGGTTTTATCCTCCGGACCGATTTCTATTCGGTTTTTGAATTTATGATATTGAAGTTGCATGATACACCCAATTATACGTTCAAATGACATCCGATTATGCCGACATGTTATTATATCTGTTAATTTGAATAAATCAAAATCAGCATGTATAAATTGTAAAAAATCATGTGTAATAATGGATGCACCACCAAAACAGCCTTCCCATAATTCCTTTGTATAATGAAAACTATTCAGTAATTGACTGTCGAATACTTTTATTATACACGACTCAACATATGGTTGGTCCCATGTATGTTTAAAATCCCAGAGCGATTTATAACAGTCCACTTCTGAAAAATCGATACATTTTGTAATAAACATCGAATCATGTAGAATCATTACTATATCGGCAATTGGATTCTTTAAATAATACAAATACGGTAATAACTCCCCGCGTTGGGGAAATTCACTATGAATCACTGTTGTATGTTCCAACTGTTTCGATGTAATATACTTCGAATCACTATTATCGTCGATTATCATAATTGGGTTTTCTTTATAAAACGCACGAATTGTATCATAGCATAATTTCCAATATTGGTCGGTTTCTTCATTACGTACGTGTCGCAATATGATAAACCCCATTGTTTTTTTCGGTGTAGAATCCTGGATGGGTTCTGGGGTTACGGGTTCTAGGTCTACGGCTTCTAAGTTTACGGTTTCTAAGTTTACGGCTTCTAAGTTTGCAGTTTTTGGACATTCCATTTTGTATTTTCCTATAGTATCTATTTTGGTATAATAATAGTTTTCCCGAACGAATCAATCGGTCATATATTCCTACGAAATAGTGTATTTTCGAAAATGAAATAAAGATAAAATTTGATTCTATTTATTTCATAAACTCCTTCGACAACACATACAAAATGGGCATTCCAAGTTATTTTTCGTATATTATTAAAAACCATTCTAATATTATACGTACGCTTTCGTTTCATCGAAAACACGCTAAAACTGTATTCCATAGTTTGTATATGGATTGTAATTCCATTGTTTATGATTCAGTCTATTCTCTCGAAAAAAACTCAACCAAATGTTCCCGCGAGAAATTCGAACAAGATATTATCGAAACCGTTATTGCCAAAATCCGAGAGTATATTGCGGTGATTTCCCCTACCAATGTCGCATATATTGCGTTTGACGGAGTTGCTCCTTTCGCCAAAATGGAACAACAACGCCAACGTAGATACAAATCCACCTATTTGTCTATGCTCCAATTCGACGACCCTACAAAACCCGTATTGATGTCCAGTCCACCAATCAACAAATGGAATACCGCAGCAATTACTCCCGGAACACAATTTATGGCAAACCTTTCGCGACAAGTGAACGACCAATTACACAACATACGTATCCATAATTGCCGACTCATAGTATCCACCTCCAACGATCCCGGCGAAGGCGAACACAAAATGTTCGAATATATGCGTAACCATACCAATCCAACCGAGAATGTTGCTGTATATGGTCTCGATTCGGATTTAATTATGTTGTCCATCAACCATGCAAAGTTATGCCGAAACATATATATCACACGCGAAACGCCTGAATTCGGGAAAATACTCCCGGCGAATATCAATCCACAAGCAAACGAACTGCTTTTACTCGACACCCATCTCCTGTGTAAATCCATATTAACGGAAATGAATTGCCGACCCGATGATACACGCCGAGTAGATGATTATGTGTTTATGTGTTTTTTACTCGGCAACGATTTTTTACCGCACTTACCCGCAATCAATATTCGTCGAAACGGTATACAGCAAATCCTCGATATTTATTCTACCCATATAGGAAAATATCCCGACCGCACATTAACAACCACAGACCCCGTCGTCGGACTCCGCGAAGAATGGGTGAAAGTGTTTTTCGCTGAAATTGCGCGTCTAGAACATACCTTCTTAGTAGAAGAATATACGTATCGCAACAAAGTATCAGCATCCAACTTTTGTTCTCTAGCCAAAAACACGCCCAAAGAACGCGAAAATTACTTCCAAAAAACGCCCCTCATCTATCGAGGCGATGAACACTATGTTTGTCCAACCGAAGAAGGGTGGGAAGACCGTTATTATCGAGTGATTTTGGGGAAGGATCCGACTCCCGAATTAGTGGATGAGTTGTGTCGCGATTATATACATATGTTGTCGAGTGTCCAAAAATATTACAGTTCGGGAATATGGTTAACGGGTCTTTGTATATATGCTCCATTGATGCGTGATGTATATGCGTATTTGTCTCGGGTAGGTATTCCGACGTCGGGAAGCGACGATACGATGGCGGTGAATAAAGACGCGAATGTATTATTATATGTAATCCCGAAAGAATCATCGGTGTTTGAAGAAATGGATGAAACCAGCAAAGAAATTGTCCGAAATCATCCCGAATATTTTCCGAAAATAAACGAACTCAAATTCAATTGGTTATTCAATAATTATTTCTGGGAATGTCATGTGAAACTTCCCGTTATACCACTTCGTTTATTTATAACCAACCCGAAAAAATGATAACGTGTAAAAAATGTGATATTACTATATATGACTCGACGCTGTGTGTCTACGTGTAGAAAACGTCCGGAAGACGATTGCCGAAAAACATATCGGTGTTCATATACAAACGGACAAAAACGCCAATTTTGTCGTCTTTCAAGCAAATACAAAATGAATAAACAAACGTGTAATGTAACCCGACGTTTTACCAAAAAAACCGCGGCATCTCGTATTCAGCAATTTATTCGTTCCCGACGCAACCGGAAATCGCCTGAAAAAGTCTCCAGCGTAATTCCGAAAAAGAGATCACCCAAAAAAGTATCTAAAATACTTAAGAATAAGAAATCGCCCAAAAAAGTTCCTGTAACTCCCGTTCGTGTTCCTGGTCCTACTGATCTCGAAATCCAAGAGTTTCGCAATAAAGTTCACGCAAGACGCCTTCTTCGATTTATGAAAAAAGTCGACCCTACTAAACGACGTGGTGCTTTCCTAAATGGGATATGTTCCGATGCCGGGGTCTGTATGGCGTTTGGAAAAGAAACTGCCACGATCAAAAAACACTTCGATGGATTCACTCACTTTCGATATTTAGCAAAGCCGGCTAAACGTATTGGCGAAGTCTCTGCCAATGGGTTTGTGAAAGAACTTACATACACTCGAGGGGGCTATAACGCACATGCTATCTTAAAATCCACGTCTCATCCTAAAGGTGATAACTTATACTATGAATATTTAGTCGGTTCATTTATAAACAAACGCGCGTTACAATATCCTTGTTTCGTAGAGACATATGGTATGTTCCAATACGCCAACTCCAACGCTTACACGAATATCAAAAATACTTCCGAAAATAACCCATCTGTCCTCGAACAAGGATTAGTACCGTATGTGACGAATCCACCCGACACAAAGAAACGTCTTGAAACCTCGTGTACAAATGGATTATTATTATGTTTATTGTTACAACATATCAAAAACGCTACCAGTATTGCGACAAAATCGGGAAATATTGATTTTGTGAAGAATGATTTATTGTATGTATTATTTCAAGTATATATGCCGTTAGCCATGATGTGTAATGAATTCACTCATTACGATTTACATGGCGAAAATGTCCTAATATACGAACCAGTAGAAGGGTCCTATATTCATTATCATTATCACATGAACGACGGGAATGTAGTTTCTTTTTGTTCGTCGTATATCGCGAAAATTATTGATTATGGACGTTCGTTTTTTAATGATACCGAAAATGAGAAAATCGACGGGTCTTCAAAGAAAATCCACGATTCGTTGTGTAGTATTCCAGATTGCAAAAATTGTGGTGAAAACCAAGGGTATATGTGGTTAAGACCAAATCACACCAAAGAGGAAGCCAAAGAATCATTTCATATTTCATCGGTAGTAGTGAATCGGTCTCATGATTTACGTTTAATAAATATAATAGCAAATTCCTATAATAAGAACACAATTCGACAATTTAAAGTGATGTCTCAAAACGTGAAAAAACATTTATCCGATTTGCATACATTATGTCAACTTGTTAAGTATACAACATCATATGGAACTCCCGATACAGTCAACACTGGGTTGCCTTACAAAATATATAATGTGATGGACGCATGTATTTCCCTTCAAAAAATGATTACACAACCCGAAAAACAAAATCACAACACATCGGTTTATTCTACAAAGACCAAATTAGGCGATATGCATGTGTATAGCGATGGCAGACCTCTTCGGTTTGTTGCGGCAGTATAACCAAGCAACTATGTATGACACAGTATATTCACAGTAATTTTTCGACTATAGACGTCTCTATAGTCGAGACATAAAAATCTAGCGTATGTATATAATATACCTATGGGAGCGACTCGAAAAGCGACTAAACGAAAGGCAACAAAAACAAAATCCCGTACAATCAGTGCAAGAGAAATTCTCCCTCCAATCAAATCCGTTACATATGTTATATTTTGCCATGGTGAAGAAGACCCATACGTTCGCGTACCAATCCCATATTATAAAACCCAAACAATACGCCTGGATTACTATGTTCATTGCGGTATGACGTTATGGGGAGGAGATCAAACGTTATATGATATTTGTCAGGGAAATTTAGTGCCAACCTTGTCTATATTGAGCGGAAGCACTGCGCCACAAATGAAATTTATCGGTGAAGATACCGGAAAGTTTGTCGATTCTATGGGTATTTATGTTTGTGATAAAGATAGCATAAATATGGTATTCAAGGTTCGACCGGATATATATTATAGTTTGCCGGATATGATTAGCGAAATCATGAATTATCATGCGGAATACGAAAAGGATTTACGTAAAAAAATACATTTTAGCATATCAATTCATTCTTGTCGCGTTTTCCCCGGTAATCCCGTCCAAACAATCGAACGACCAATCGTCATGAATCCAGAAACAGATCTGGCTGATATATTCGAAAAAACATTGAAAAT